GATGAAGCTAGCCCATTAAATTTGCAGAAGTGGAGTGGAAATACAGAAAATGAAGATACACAGGATACAGAAGATGATACAGAAGATGATACAGAAGATGATACAGAAGATGATACAGAAGATGATGATAATTCATCTATATGGGTCGTAACTTTCAATGACAAACCAGTCTATTATGTTGACTGTATTAAAAAAGCTAAAAATTCAGCTTGGAATGCTGCTCATTCACTTATTATGAATGAAAAAAGATATTACAATACAACTATACGTAGTGTACGTATATCTCCCACATCATTTCAATTAGTAGGAAAGTATGATTTTTACGTAGTTAGTTATGAAAGAATTTTTTGCAATATTAAATGGTTTAAAATATCACGAGGTGGTACATAATTTTTTAATTTTTATATCTCTTTTGTTACGAAATGCATGAATTTAAATGCTTGAAGTTGGGTTAAAGTATCGGCCAAATCATCTTTTTTTGATTTTGATTTGATATTTTCTATATTATTTATCTCTCCTCGAGAAGCTAATATCTCAGTAGCTTTAACAATACTCCATTTTTTTCTAGAACGTTGGTCAATTGTTTTCCATCTATATTTTCCATTTTTATATTTTTTTCCTTTTATTTTTTGACATCCTAATATTTGAGTTTTGTAATATGCAGGATATTCAATAATTTTCTTAAATCTCCCATAACGAAAAGAAAAATATGAAAAACAGTGCTGCCCTAACTTAATTGCCATAGTATTACGCTTTAACTGCATTTCTATAACAAAATAAGAACATTTATCCCACATATCACCATATTTATCAAGTAAATCATTCATATTATGAAATATCTCAGGATCGAGATATTTCCTACTAACCGCAGAACATCCTTTAGTTAAATCGTTATTAGAATGCATAATAGTCTTCCCATTTAAACATACTTCTTTTAAAATTTTACCTGTTTCTAGTTTAGGAGTTCCATTATTATTATAAAGAATTGGAGGAAGTGAATTTACTTTACTTAACTCTTCCATTTTACTTAAATCTATTTCTTCAATATACCAAGCAAAATTTTTTTTACCTATATCAAAACTAGCTATCCACATACTCATTTGTGAAATGACTATATAACCTTAAATCTTATTACTCTTCTTCCTCATTATCTTCATTGTTATCTACTTCTAATAATTTAGCATCTATTTCTTGAACTAATGTATCTATATCACAAATAAATTTGGTGTCAGATAGATAAGTATTTTTAAGATTGGCTAAACCTTCTTTAGATTTTTTCAAATCATCTATTACATGACCCCCTATTCGGAGTTGAGATTCTTTTGTAGAACATGAATAGCTATTTATTATTTCAAATGCCCTGCTAATTGTATTTTGTAGAAAACTTAAAGTATTTTGACGATTATCTTGATATAAGATGGTCCTTTGAAATTTTGTAATTAATCCATCTGGTTGAACAAACATATATTTTACGTTTATTTTTTCTCCCTTTTGTAATCTGCCTATAAATTTAAGTCGGCTTATTACTTCTTTGTCGGACTCCATTCTCTTTCTTTTATTGGCTTTTATTATATTTTTTGATCTCTTCGATACTTTTAATTCCGAATTTTTTATTGGGTTCGAATTAAATGTAAAAAAGGAAGTCATTTATCTTACAGTAAATCCTCTAAAAATTATAATTTACTATAAGAATAAAGGTATGAACAAAAAAGAAAAAATATATCTTACAGTTATACTTTCAGCAATTTTTATTCTTATACTTACTGTTATACTTCTATCAAGACATTGCCCAGCTTGTAAAAATGTTTACAAAGAATCAATGCAAGTATCAGGATCTCCTATTGTAGTATATAAAATAAATAACTTGGAGAATAGTTAAACATAACAAAGTTAATATTAATATTTTTAATTTATTTTAATTTTTAATTTTGAAATACCAAATTAGTAAACCAATTATTAGAAGGAATACTACTAAACCTGTTATTATAAAAACTAAACCCCTAGTTGATAATTTAGATGATTTTGAAGAAGGTTTAGGCCCAACAGGCCCAGGTTTAGGCCCAGGTTTAGGCCCAACAGGTTCATTACAAATTTCCTTGTAGGGAGAAATCCAAGTATCAAAATTATCCTTGAGTTTTTTTTCATTTGAACAAATGGTGTTAATATCATCTTTATACTTATTTTTAATTTCATTTAGAAATCCTGTTGAAGTTTTGGAAAGGATGCCTCCACTATTATCTTTTCCTTTACAAATATTTTTGAAAGAATTAGTATTTTCTTGTGCCATTTTTTTAAGATTTTCTGTACTGATAATTTCTCCGTCAGCCATTCTCTTCATTTGATTTGAAACCCAATTCAGACATTTTGGAGGAATTTTACATTGTGGTCCATTCCATCCTAATATACAATTACAGTTACTCGTCGTATTACAATATCCTCTAGTGGGGCCATTACAAAAAGTATCAAATCTATTGGAATTCATATAATCATCGGGAGTTGCTTGATCTTCGGGAAATGGGTAATCATATTTAGAATCACATACAGAAGGAGGTGCTGAACAATCTTGACTCCACCAGCCTCCTTTGCAGATACATTTACCCTGCTTGCACATTTCGTGTGTTTTACATGCCATGGAACCATACTTAGATGTACAAGGAGGTTCGGAACAATTCTCTCCCCATGTATTATTAGGACACTCGCATTTCTTTTTTTGGTTATTACAAATCTTTCCTCCGGAACACTCTTCCTCGCAAAAAGAACATTGACCGGATTCAGGGTCACATTTTGCGCCATCTGGACAAGTAACATCGGAACACTTAGATACACAATTTCCCTGAGACCCACAATTTTCGGTCTTTTTACATAAGGAAGAATTCTTGCGACAATCTTTAATACATTGGCCTATAGGATACGTTACGGGATGAAAAGCATCATGCCATTTAGAACTCTCGACGATGCATGTGGAAGTGTTTTCACAACACTTACCGGCGCAAACTAGATTTGGAGGACAGGAGGTTGGATAGCAATAGGCAGCGGCCACCCTTTCGAAAGGAGTATCAGAAGGCTTCAGTACAATGTTGAGTTTAGTACAGTTCATCTTGTGAACTACAAAAAAAAGAAAATATAATTTACCAGAATCGATCCATGTAAAGAATTTTACCCATTGATCAAGATTAGTAGACCCTTGGGAGTTAATTCCTCTAGATACTTGGGTGAATAGAATAGGAATAAGAGCATTCTCGTTACAGTACGACCCATTCGGCATACATATGTTACCTCCTTTATTTCTCATATTGTTCACGCCCTCTGTATTACAGCACATACAGTAATCAATATATTCCTGATTAGTATCATCGCCTGTACAAGTTGGTCTGGAGTACTTGCATAACTTATCCGAGTCGTTGATACATTTCCATTTACTGGTGTCCATAATTTCCTTGGCGGTGTCCCACCCAGGAGGAGCACTTATACGAAGCTCGCTAGGAGTGGGTTCTCGTTTCTGGCAGCATCTGACAGAAAGTTTTCTTAAGTCTTCTCCACGGGGTAATGAGTAATTGGTGTTGACCATATTTAAAATTTTTAATTTTTTCTCTTCATCTCCCGGAGAGAATAAAACTTCGATTATCGACTCGTCTGAATCTATCGATCCATTATATAGGAGTTCCTGAGTCTGAATCCTACCGGTGATTAATTTGGAAACTTCTTCTACCTTGGAAAGGCCGTCAAATCCATAGGATACGAGAGGCTTATTGACATCGTAGAAGTAGGAATCTATATTACTAATGGTTACGGTACTAACTCCTAGTATAGTCAAATTATATGAGGTTCTTTTCATTTTATTAAATAAAATATGTTATTTCAAAATGTATATAATATTCCAACAGAATATTTCAAATTTAGTGACTTTTCACAGAAAGTCACTAAATTTATTTAAAAATAAGTATTATAGATCATAAAATTTTATTTACTTAAGGCATGGTCTATAGTTTCATTAAAAATTTTTTTATAATAATCTCGAGCAAACTTTTGATTTTCAATTGTTGCAAATTCTATCAATTTTAATCTTATAGTTTCTTTCAAAGTAGGATATAATTCTAAATACCAAGAATTTTCGAGTAAAATATAAAACATCTTTTCACAAATTATTCTTTTATTATTGATGTTACGTTCCTTCTCTATATAACTCAAATATCTCTTAAGTTTATTCATCAACTCTTTTTTAGTCAATTTCATATTATTTATTTTCTAAAACAAAGAAAAATAGTTAATTCAATTTAATTTTTGGTTGAAATAATTTTTTTAATTCTTCGTGCATTTTAAAACGTGTTTTAGACCTATATTTATGCTGATTTAACACAAAATCTTTTTTGAATTTTTTTTGATTTTCACTAATTTCCTTATTTAAATATAGAATATTTAGAACATCATCAAACGGATTTGACATCAATTTTAGATAATAAAGATAATCAACGCGAAGAATATATCTATACTGAGAAAAATATTCTTCATCTTCAATCTTCTCATATTGCTTACCATTTAACCCTCCCTGAGTAGTAACTAAATACCCTAACCGAGTCCCCGGATCAACTCGCTTTCCTCTCCGTTTCATTTTTTCACCCAATTGTACTGCCGCTGGTAAACACCTAGTATAATACTCTTTCGCATTAGTACATTTTTTAAGCTTAAACTGCCTATCTCTTTCTTTAGTCTCTTCACTTAATAAAGGAACAGTATAATCACCCAATTTACCTTTTAATTGACCCTTTTCGTTTTTAAAATAGCTAACACCGCATTTAACATCATCTTTATTACGGAAAGGTCCTTGAGATGCCTCACAACTCTTAATAGATTTTGTTATAATGAATTTTTTATAATTATAAGCACCCTTACATAATTTATTAATTTCATCTAATACGTATCCAACTACATCATCCCTACATACATTATTAAATATCTTCATTATAGTTTCAGCATAAATATCTCTAATAAACTGGCTATTATCACGACGAGCCAACAAAACACCCTTTTTACCTATTTTATCATCTAAAATACCATCACGACCACATTTTCTATACATATAGCGTTTCTTTGTTAGAATTAAAAATCTCCAATATATTTCATATTCAAATTCCAACTCTATAGGAGGCGGAAATAGTTTTGTAACTTCCCGTGCTACTTTAATAGCATAATCCCAATTTTCTTCAGCCGTTTTCAAATGGGGAAAAACAATATAATTAGAATTATGAACAATTAACTGACCAACTCCTGCCGCAAAGTGGTGATTTTCTGTCTCTATATCATATATATACTCTGGTTTTTCGGAATAATCCCCTTTTATTAATGGTTCCCGAGAATTATATATACCTGATGGATCTATCTTTTTAACAATATTTGGTTTATACCTAAATTTACACATTGGACTGGAACCAATCAATTTGTAAATAGTGGGTTTATCTTTTCTCACATTTATACTTACTTGATAACCTATACTTCTCATCAGATAAAATAATCCAGCAGACCCAATAGCTCCCTTATTACTACAAGTGATACTAGGATCTTTCTTACTTCCATCACCGGAATAATATCCCATAAAAAATGACTGGCGAAATTCTATTGGGTAGTTAAATATTTCTGATGGTACCCTCTTGCTTCTCCGGACATCATAAAATAATTTCCTATATTTTTTAACAAATGTCCGCAAAACTTTTTTTCTTCTTTGAGAAATTGGTACTAACTTATTAACACCACTTGATTTCATAGTATTTAATATTTTAAACTTAATCCCGTTTATATTGTGTCTGTTAAGTATATCAGCACATCTTTGTAGTAATTTATTGTCTTGGTTATTAATAGCCCATGTGCTTTTTTTTCTTTGATCAGATTGTAAATATGTACCACACGAACCATCCGCATAGAATAATCCCCATACAAACGCTAATGCAGGTGAAAACCCGCTATCATAATAAAACATATCCGGTATTTTATATTCTTCTATTTTTTGGTGTGTTAACTTATTAGGGTATATTGGTTCATTTGGTGTATCTTCTGGAAGAGGTAATTCAGATATACATAATTTACTACCAACTTTTACATCACTAGCCCGAGCAACTTCTCCATTTTCCCATAATAACGAATGATCCAATGTGCAATCTACTGATCCGACGTGGGTCGTAACACGAATTAAAGGTTTTGTAATAGCATGTCTAATAACATATTTAATAGGCGTAAACCCAATATCACTCCATACCAATAAACCATCTTCAGGCGATGAAATTTCTTTACCAGTTACAGTATTTTTCCAATCACCTCGAGACAACTCTTCCATTGTTCTGTATTCAATTTGTCCATCTTTCTTAACTAAGACTGGGGTGTCAGGTAATAATGTGTCCGTATCACCGTAGATAAGCTTTCCTCCGTACCTTTCTGGTATAACTTTAGATACAATTGTAATATTTTTACGGCCCATAGCAGTTGTGGCCATAGCTCCAGGCATAAAAGGCAAATAACCTCGAGTTACCCCCATTGCTCCATACATTGAGTTTGCCGAAACTTTGTAAGCTAATTGTCGCTTATTTAATACATCTATCAATATTTTTAAATTATTTTTTTGAGATTGGGAGAATCCTTTTATTAGGTCTATTTCTTCCTTAGTTAATTCTTTACCCTCATCTTCCTTTTTAAGGATTTTCATTTGTTTACGGGTACGAGATCGCGCGTTCAATAAACCAGATAACACTGTAGGCATTACACCCATCGGCTTTTTAAGAAATCTGAATTTCCTTTTCTGACACATAATATGCTTAGGTTTTGTTTTTCTATCAGTTTTATCATGCTCACAACCCACATGATCTTCCCATTCCATCACATGACAATCTTCATCAGATATGGATTCATCTATTACTAGGGTTGAATAATCTATATTATAAGCTATAATAGTCGTTGGATATAGAGACTTAAAATCAAATGGTAACACTCTATCATATACTCCAGCAATAGGTTGAAACACAGTAGCCCCCACATAATGCTCATCAGGTTTAGGTATATACCCATCACGTTCAACCACATAATTTTTATACATGCAATATTTATATAATTGACTATACACCTTAATCTGCTGACCTTGTGTATATAAATAAAAAATAGGAACATTGCAAACATTAGCCATCTCACACAAACCTACCCATGTTTGAAGCTTATTAAACAAATCAATCACTAAAACACTATCTTGTACACAGTATTTAGCTACTATACCCATAGCTTTTCGAGCCGTAATAGAATAATTACCCTTTTCATCAGTTTTAATTCCTTCTCGATAACATTTAAATATACCTTTAGGTGTTAAAGGATCTTTTGTTGCACCCAGAAAAAATGTTGAGATTGTTTTCAACTTGTAATTATCCATCTTATAGTCTCTTTTCACTAAAGGAAGAAGATCTACATATAATCTTCCTTCCGCGTCTAAAAACTGAAAAGTTTGATTGCCATAAGCAGACGAGGACCATTTAATAGTTTTTTCACTCGCGTGAGCGTTATTGAATCCTTGTTGATCAAACTGATCCATGCAAAATAATAATTTAGCTCTATCAATCATATAAGGAATATCGAAATTAAGAATATTATACCCTACTATTACATTAGGATTGTGATCCCTAATAAACTGACTATATCCCACCAACAAATCCGGCTCACACGAATACTTAAGAATATTAACATCCTTGCCAGTTATTCGTTCACTAGGATCACCTAATGTTAATATATACTTCTTCATTGATTTTTCATCACCATGGCGATATAATACACAGGATATTTGAAATACTTTATCAGGAGGTTTTTCAGCCTTTGGCATCGCTGAAGGATTACTTGAATTCACCTCAATATCAAACCCCATTATAAGAGGACTCGATATCATATTAATACTCTTTGCTGGAGCTAGATTTTTCCAACTTACACGGAATTCTTTATCACACACAGTAATTTTCTCAGAATCGCCTAATAAACGACCAATACCCTTAATCCAACCAGCAGGTGAAATATTTCGATGACTCATCCATTGAAGAATTGGTGAAGCATCTTGCTCATGTATCTTTACTTTTACCAAACCTACTCCCAATACATTAAGTGGACGACGTATCTTATATGACATATTACGAATATCAGAAGGATGAGAAAATTTTAAAAAAAGATAAGGGAAAAGCTTACGTTTCTTATTTTTATCTAAATGTGCATAATAAAGTCTCTTTTTCCAACAAAGACATTTAGCCAAAGGTTTCTGATTTTTTAATAAACTATCTAATTTATTACCTAATATCTGTGCACTACTTTCATCCCATGGAAGATTAGAAGGTAACTCAAGATAAACAAAAGGCGTAAAATCTGTACACCTAACACAAACATTCCGATCTTTTCTATCAATGCCGTACACGCGAAAAGATGTTACGTCCTTTTCATCTTCATCGATATACCAACTATAGGGACAAAATGTAAATCGTTGATTCATTATTTTTATAATCTGTGATATCTTAAAATATAATTCATTTTTCTTTCAAGACTTATAATAAATGAATTCATTAAACTATCGCAATAAAATAGCTTATTGTTTCTTAATTTATTCGAGTGTTACTCACGAAAAAATATGGAAGAATTTTTTCGAAAAAGGAGATTATAAAACTTACTCAATATACTCACATATCAAAAAAGTTACTAAAGATACACCTGCATGGTTAAAAGAAAATGCAGTAAAAACAGGACCCACTGATTGGTGCGGAGCTAATCTTGTTACCGCTTATATTAAAATGCTAAAAGCTGCCCTCAAAAATAAAAATAATAAATTTTTCTGTATTATATCGGGATCTTGTATTCCTTTATATAATTGTAAAGATACTTACAAGAAAATTACCTCAATAAATAAAGGGAGATACCAAATAGATAGAAAAGCAAAAGTATATCTAGAAAATAAAGTTTATTACGCTTCTCAATGGTCTATTATAAATAGAAAAATTGCTCGAGAAATTGTAAAATTACAATCAACAGAAGGTAAAAAATTTATCAAAAATTTTGAGAATAATTTGAAATATTCTAAATATAAATCTTGCCCAGATGAAACATATCCTATAAATTGGTTAATTAAAAAATACGGATCTCCATCTAGTAAAAAATTTAAAGACAATATCAAACAACAAATGACCACATATACAAAATGGAAAAAAGACGCTTGTTCTCCATTAACGTTATCGGGACCATACGTTAAAAAAAATAAAAAGAAAATATGTACTTCCGGTTCTATCTTTGCTAGAAAATTTACTAAAAATGGGGCTAAAGAAATAGCCATGAAATGCCGTCTAAGAACCTCCCGCAAACGTAAATCAAAAAGAACCTCCCGTAAACGTAAATCGAAAAGAACCTCCCGTAAACGTAAATCGAAAAGAACCTCCCGCAAACGTAAATCAAAAAGAACCTCCCGTAAACGTAAATCAAAAAGAACCTCCCGTAAACGTAAATCAAAAAGAACCTCCCGCAAAAAACGTTAAAATACCTTCTACAACAGTTTAAAAAAAAATTAACAAAATATAAATGGGGGAAAATAAAAATACAGAGATTAAAAATTTATGTGATGAGCTACACGAATTCGTTATAGAATCCGAATCTGATGAAGAACCCGTTGAACCTATTATTAGAGTGCTAAGTATTGATGTAGGGATTAGAAACTTTGCTTTATCTGTTTCTATTCTTCATGAAGATTTTACCATAAAAGAAGTAGTATTCGTTGAGTTAATTGATATAACTACATTTGTTCATAGAAATAACCCCAAAAAATGTAAAAAATATCACTCTAAATGTTTCGCAGACTGGATGGAACATGTATTTGAATACCATAAAGAATTCTTTCATTTATGCGACTATATTTTGATCGAAAGACAACCTCCTCAAGGTTTAGTAGCTATTGAACAACTTATTTTCAGTCGTTTTAGGAATAAGGCTATTTTGATTAGCCCTTCTTCTATGCATAAATTTTTAAATATTGGAGGACTGGATTATGAAAATAGAAAAGTCGAAACTGAAAAAGCTTGTTTAAAAATTATTAATAGTAAATGTCCTTCAATCTTAGATCTTTACAATATCTATGATCGAAAACATGATATTGCAGACTCTATTTGTATGGTAATATTTTGGGCATCTAAAAAACATAAGAAGTACATAGATTTACAAACTAAAAAAGAGATAGAGAGTATACGTATTAAAAGATGCGGAATAGATTTATCCCTTGATGAATGGTTCGACCAATTTAGATTCCGGCCTAGAAAAAAATTAAGAACATAATAAAATAAATGTAAATATAAATTATAATGGAGGTTGAAGCAATAGAATTAAGTGAATTGATAGCTAATGGAGAAAGAATCGATTCTCAAGTTAATGTAGCCAATCAAGTAGCATCTGATCTGGAAGGAAATATACGTAATTATAAAGCA